TTTTTCGTTTTCCATATTACGCTCCTCCCGTGTTTTTTATTTGTTTTGCGTACTCTTCGAGTGGCACACCTAATTTTTTAGCGATTGCTACCTGTGACGATGTGAGTTTCACAGTTTTGCGACCAGGTCTTACGCTTCTTTTTGCAGAAGCCACCGTCTGAACGGGTTCGGTCGTTTGTTTAACATCTGTTTTAGCAAATTTATGCGGAAAGTCAACACGGATTCTTTTATCCACTTCTGCATAATATTCATCAGATTGAGGATCAAAACCTTCTTTGTCCACTAAATCTTTATGAATTTCGAACGCTGTGTATGTCATAGCTCTATCTTGTCCAAACCATGAGTTCTTAGCAGCCCACGCTTCAGCTCTAGGATCACTTGGTTCTTGCATCTTTGGCTGTTCTGGAGCTTTTACATCTGCAGGTTTAGATACTTGTTCTTCTCTTGCAGATTTGCTTTGCTCTAGTTTAGCGTTTTCAAAGGCAAGTGTAGCGATTCGTTTATTAGCTGCAACTTGTGCTTCAGCATCTCCAGCTGCTATAGCTGCTGCAAGTTCTTTTTGTGCTGCCTCTAAGCCAGTGTTGATACTTGTCTCAAACTTTTTAAGATAGTCAGCATCAGTTTTTTCAAACCTTGTCTCCAAAGCTTTTCTTTTTTCTTCAACTGATTTTGCGTATTCAGTAGCTGCATCTCTTTGCCTTTCAGCTTCACGCATTTTACGTGTAAGTTTTGCAATTCTAGCTTGAACACCTTTGCTATACTCTTCAAGTTGTTCGTCTTCTTTTTTTGGCTCTTCTTTAATTTCTTCTTTTTCTTCTTGTTTCGTTTCTGCTGGTTCTTCTTTAGGGGCTTCTGCTTCTTCTTTAGGCGCATCAGTTTCTACAACTGATTCGTCTTTTTGTTCTTCTAGATTAATCTCAGCACCCTCACCGGATGTATCAAGATCAACCATTTTTTCTTCTTTAGGCATAGTTTCCTCCTATGATATTAATATTCATGCAAGATATCCTCTGGATTCTTGATGGTTGCTAAAACTTCGTCGTCGTTTAGCAGACGTATTTCCCCACCTTCAATTTTTATTCTTGAGCCATTCTTAAAACTAAACCACACTGTGATGCAACTTGTTGTCTCTCTAAGGTTGTTTCAGCGAGAATAACTCCGCCTTTTGTTTTCTCTTTCATCTTGAAAGGTAAAACTAACATCCTCCAACCAGTTGGTTGTGGTAGTTTTTTTGAATCTTCTTTTGCTAAATCTTTTTCTGTTTTGACTCCTACCAGTTTTTTATCAGGTAGTTTTATTGTTGATGTCGATGACTGTTCCTTCATTTTGCTCCTTATCTTCTAGCAGGTTAGAGAGTTCCTGTTTAGTTGCCTCTAGGGCGTTTATCTGTCCTATTATATAGTTATATTTTTCCATGCTGTCAACACCACCTGATGTTACAGACACAGTTAAATCATTTAACCTTTTATCGATGTGTCTATATAGCCTTGTTATTACTGATTCTAAGTTCATCTTTCTCCTAACTTCTTTTTAAATTTATGCACACGATTACGTGCGTTTCGCTCCATTTTCTTATCTTTCTTTTTTAAAGCTGTACCCACGTCCCTTCTTGCGGACATCAGCCCTTTAACTAGTTTTTTCTTATAGGGTCCTTCTTTTAAGTCAGATACCCTATAAGATCTACCATTAAACTTTCTTCGTTTTTCTGATGGCATCTTTACCTTTTTTAAATATGGAAGCCACTTGTGACTTACCCATAACTTTTGCTCTTTGCTCTCCTACTGTGAGGATTTGTATTTTCCTAGCAAACGGCTTATTAATTTTTTTAACCTTCGCCACGGTTTTGCGAGCATCCGTCGGCGTAGCAAATTTAATTGGTACTGTATCTTTTGGATTTTCATCTGTATACAATCTCCTTCCAGAGCCTTTTGGCTTTTTACCTGTTCCCTTTTTTGGATCCGCCATTAATAACTCCCTTTAGTGTTTTTGCTTGTTTAGCATGCAGCTTAGAGGCTTTTTTTAAACCTTTAATGACGCCTTTTATTTTTTTCTTTTTTAACATTTCCATCTCCTTCTTGCCTGACGTAGACGTGAGTTTGGATCTTTAGCTGCTTTAGGGAATTTTTTCATTTGTCCTAGTGATCTTGCACAGAAAGATTTTCTGCGTTTGGCAGCTTTTGATCCTGGCTTCACTTTTCCAGTCACGGCTGTTTTTAGTTTTGAACCGGGATTCATTCTTCTATAGGCTTTGACACCGGCTCGAGTCATACCTGCTCCAGCCTTTGTAGGCCTGAAGTTCTTTTTATTTCTAGCTGGCATACTGCCTCTAGAATACATTTGTCTTGCCATTTGTGCTCTCATCATGGCATTACCTTCCTTCCATAATATTTAACTGAACTTGGGTTCGATACTTTTACACCGCCTAAATTACCACGTATAAAACTACCTTTATAATTTCTTTGTGCTTCTCTCATCATGTTATTCATGGATGGATTAGCTCTATCACTAGTAGGAGACATTAATCCACCTGATCTAGCGTTCTGTCTTTTTGCAAAAGTTTTAACGTTAGTTGGTTTTCCACCAACACCTTGAGGTTTAGCTCTTTTCCTTGCAACGGCACTCCGCCTCTGAGAGTCGGTCATCCTTGCCGCTTTGGCAGCAGGGACGCACTTTGGATATTTTCTTTTTGATCCACTTGCAGATTTTCTTCCACATTTTTTAAAACCTCCGCCTTTCTTCTTGGCTCCTATATCGACCCAATCTTGTTTGAACCACTCTTTTAAACCACCCATTACGAATTTTTTCCGATGGCTTCTCTGTTCATTCCTCTTTTACAAAGGCCACCGCCTCTTAATCCTTGTCTTTTTAATCTTGCAGTTGCTTCCATTAAACCACCACCCATAGCTTTTGTTCTACCTGTAGCACCAGCTATTTTATCAGCGTATGTGATTTTGTTTCTTGGTGGAGCTAAAGCTGCAAATTTTTTCTGCTTTGGTGTCATAGGAGTTTTACCTGAACCATCTTTTAGACCAACTCTGCCACCAGAAGCTTTGCTAGGTTTAGGTCCTCTAAAGTCTTTTCTTTTTACTCCAGATGGATCTTTAATTTTACCTGCACAAATTTTACTAGCGTAGGCGTTAGCATATGCTGAAGGATATACCTTGAACTTACGCTTTGCTGCCGCTTTTCCTCTAGGACATAGTTTTGTCATTAAGACCTCGCTGTTTGTTTTGCTCGTTTAAAGTCAGATGCTTTTGGTGCACCCTTTGCACCTTTCTTTCGCATCTTGCCACCACGCTTTCTTTTAGCGTGAATGTTTGCATATAGACCTTTACCAGCCATTATTTACCTTTTTTCATTTTGGCTTTTTTCTTTTTAGCCATAACGAATTTTTTTAATTGTGGTGGAATCTTTCCGCCTTTTTTCATCATAGGCTTCTTCATCATCGCACCGCCACCCATCATCTTTGCTCTGGGTTTATTACCATAATCGTTTCTCATTATTTTTTTCCTCCGTTTCTAAATATTTGTGTACCCTTTATACCAAAAATGCTGGCTACGACAAGGATCCATAAATTCGTAAACCAACTTGGAAGAGTAGAAAAGTATTCAAAGAATAATTTTACCTTTTCCATCGCCGCTGGATCGTCACTTAGGACTGCCCAAGCCAACACTATAATCGGAGCCGACAAAATTATCAATACAAATTCGTCTTTCCAGTCCGATTGCCTCGCTTCCAATAATTTGCCCTGGTAAGCTTCCTCACCTCGAGCCATACGCTCTGCATGCATAAGCTGTGCATCTGACATAGCCATTTTCGTCTTCTGACGATTAGCATAAATCTTACTACCAGCCTGCAAAGCTATTTTTGCTAAACTGAACCAAGCCATTAGTAAGCCTTTGAGTTTCTTCTTTTCTCAGCTAGCATTCTGTTTTGCCCTTTAATCGGCATTTCAGGCTTTCCTGTACCAATTAAGTTATAAGCTTTGTCAGCAGTAGTTTTAGATCTAGGATCTATCTCTGTTTGCTGGTCACCAACTTTAACTAGCTTCGATTTTTTATAGTTCATCATGTTTTTTTTCTCCGTTTTTTCTTTTCTACCCCTTTTATCACGCCTTTGTTCTTAGAAGCGTAAAAAACTGTCTCTCCCCTCTTTTTTCCATACTGTTTTCGCATGGATTTCATAATTTTTTTGCCTTTTTCGTTCAATGGCATTATTCTTCTACCTTAATAGCAGTTATACCTTGATTTCCGCTCTTTGCAAGGCTTACTCCAGCCCTTAATTTGGCTAAACTTTCATTTTGTTCCATTTTATCCTCTGCTAACTGTCTAGATTGCATTAATTTTGCTCTATCTAAGTCTGCTTTTTGCTCTCCTTCGTCTTTTTTACGTTGATTTTCCATCGCACGAAGGTCAACTTCTCTAGCTTTTAATTTTAATAGTGGGTCAGAGTCAAATTGTGACGTAATTCTCTTCTCTTCTTCCATAAAATCACCTGTTAGTTCTGCAATCAACACTGCTTTTCTTGCTTCCATGTCCATAGATATCTTTTGTAGCTGTGCTTGCACTTGTGGGTTCTGTTGTGCCATCTGTTGCATCATAGGTAGTTGCTGAATTGTATCTGCAAACTCTAATTCTATCTGTTCTTGTGCCATTAAACTGATATGCTCAAGAATATTTTTCTCCAAAGCGGCCATAATGGGAGGATTATTTCTAACCATATTAGTTGCCATAAAATTTAAATGGGCTGTGATGTGTGCTCTGTGGTCTTGACCACGAAACGCTTGAAAAGGTTTCATTGCTAACGCATCAATGTGCTCTAACGCTGGGTCTTTTGGTGCAATTGGTGCAGGCGGTGGTAAAATTTTATCAATATCTTTTATGCCAAGTGCTTCATACATTTTTCTGTACGCTGCGTATAAATTATGAATTTTAGGATTAGATGTTGCAAGTTGTAATTCTGTTTGTGCAATCGTAATTCTTTGTGCCATAGAAAATATATTAGGATCTGCAACGGGTAAAATATCTACTCTATCATCAAAGTCTAATTGTTTAACTTCTCTTCTACCACCTACTACATCATATGGATAACTTGGCGGTAAATATGTTTTAAATAATTTTGCAAGTAATCTAAACTCAGATCTCATAGATGTGTACAATCTTTTGTGTATTGCAGACATGACACGTGATCCTCTTTCAAGAAGAGCAACTGTTGTTCCTACTGCAGCTCCTTGATTACCATCACCAACTTGCATGTCAGCGATAGCTGCAAATCTTTGACCTGCTTGTACAACCACACCCATCAAAGTTAAAAGTGTTGCAGATGGTTCTTTGTATGGAAGCATCATGAATGAATCTCTAATATTACCACCTGGTGCATCTACGTCTTTAAACTCACCTGGTTGTATCGGTGCTGCTTCGTCTCTAACTCTTACACCTCTTTGTTTAAATCCTGCTGGCAGGTTTGATAACGTACCTGCATCCAATAATTGACGGAGAGCAACGGTTGCAGTTCTGCTCAATCCGCCAATCATATGGATCAATCCAAATCCGTAGAATCCTAGTCCTGGCAGAAATTTAAAGTGGACAAAGTAAGGTATTCTATTTTTTCTTGGATCGTTAGGATCAAAGTTCCTTCTAATAGAAAGAACTTTTCGTGAACCTTCTTCTACAGTCACAATATATGGGAGCTTGATTCCTGTAAAATCTCCGTTCACATCCTTATCTTCGAAACCTTCTAAATCTAAATTTACATGACACTCTAACAAAGTATAAACTGGTTCTTGTCTACCAGTTTTTTTAGTGCCTTCTAGTTCTCTTTCTTTTGATTCAACTTCATCTTTCATCATGGAAGGTGCTCCTAATTCTACATCAGAATAAAAACCACCAACTTGTTGTTTTCTTAAATCATTCTCAGACATTTTTAAAACATGCATTATAGCCTCTGCATCTTCTAAAGATGTTGCAGAGTATGGCACGATTAAATCGTCAGCTGGCACAAACTTAGATACGGCTCTGCCTAATAAATCATCGTAGTAAACTTTTTTAAATGTAGATCCTGCAAGCGGTAAGTGAAATAACATTTGGTCAAACTCTGGTTCGTACTCACCCATTTTTTCCATGAGTTCATAGTTCATGTAATCTTTTACTCTTTGTGCTTGTGCTTCTTTTTGTGGATCACTGTTGCCAACGATTTGTGTTCTTACTGGTCCCTCTGCTGGTAATAATTCTTTGTAAGCTCCTGCTTGGAACTGTGTTACAGCTTCTGCAAGAACAGGGTGCGTGGCACCTGATGCACCTTGAAAAGGTTCTGTTCTATTTTCATATTTAAATCCTAGTAAGTCAAGTCCTTCTGTGTAAGATCTCTCCCAATCTTTTCTAGATGCTTTGTAGTCTGTATAATTTTGATATAACTCTAATCCAATAGGATCTAATATGTCATCCGGTAACAATTCTGCTAAGTTATCAAAATGATTAGGTTGACCTTCAATATTTACTTTGCTTGGGTCAAAATCTAACTCTACGCCACCATCTTCTGTTGGTGTAACTTGCACTGGTTCTTTGAGTGCATCTTCTTGTTTTTCTAATTCTACTTCTTTATCAGGTCCTTCAATTTTTACAGAGGTTCCTAACTCGGAAAGAGTTTTGTCGATATCTGCCATTATTTACGCTCCTTGATAGGTCTAACATTTTTAGCTATGTAAGGCAAGCCATGTGGTGTAGGCCCTGATTTTGGTGGAGGTCCAGAATTAGCCCCAGCTAGTTTAACAATACCGCCGCCTGCTTTTTTAGGTTTATAGGTTGAAAGTGCATCTACATCTACACCCATTTTTAATAACTCTTCTTTTGAATATATTTTATCATCTTTAGATAATAGCTCTAATATTTCATCAATAGATTCTAAGCCAGTTTCAAAGTCTCTCGCTGATCCATCATCATCTGGTCTTACAGTAGCTTCGTCATAAGTATCTTTAACTTCTACGGGCTT